CTTTGGTCTGCTTGGTGTAAGCCATGGCACGGGCCAGAGCCTTGGTGTAACGGCTGGAGAGAGAATCATAGAGGTTGTCCTCAATGGCCTCTTCCGTGACCGAGAAACCAAGAGCGATGGTCTCGTGTGTGTAACGAGCAGTGAAAGCTTCTTGCGCGTTATCGTAGGCAATCGCACTGCCTTCGTTCTTCACCGGGGCGGCGGAGAAGCCAGACAGTTTGGTTTCCTCTTCAAACGAACGCTCTGAAGATTCGGTCTCGTAAATCTCCTTATGCTCTTCGCCGTAGCGTGCATACTCAAGACCAAACAAAGCGTTAAGTCCTGGGAGGAGTTCTTTAAGTAGTTGTGCGCGTGAAATAGCCATTTAAATTACTCCTTAGACGCCAACGGGGTTGAGATACTGATGCCCGCCAACCACAGTAGTGGTGGTCTCATCATAGTAAGGAGCATTCCACTTAACGATCACTTCGGTGTAAGAACCAGCCGTGTTCGCAGTTTCCGGCACCACATCAATAATACGAATCGGCAAAGACAAAGTCGTATCAACAGTGGCACTAATAGAAACAGCAGAGTTGCCCGTAGTGGTCGATCCAGTACCCTGAATCAAAGCGGAGTTAGTACCGACAGCGGAACGAGTAACGCCAGAAATGTTACTGGTACCAGCGGCGGTAATAGCCACTTTAAACAGCGCATCGGGGTCATCTTGAACATAAGCCATGATGTCCGAAGCCGTTGTATTGGCAGGGTAGTACTGGCGGAACACTTTACCGAACGTAGGATCGGTGTAGGAGCAGCCAAGGAAAACACCAACAGGAGTGGCAGCGTCAGTACCGGTGTCTTTTTGCAGAAGACCAGCGGAATCAAGTTTTACAACATCGCCAAAGAAGATGGCGGTGTCATTGCTTGAACCGATGGGGATCTGACGAGTAGCACCAGCAAATACCTGACCGCCGATCAAGTTGATCGGAATTAGCCCGTAAGGGCCATTAACAGTAGGATAAGCCATTTTTGACCTCGTTTAAAAGTTAGTTACCTTTACCGAACGACGTAGTGGATTTTCTCTCACGATAGAGAGGCATCCTCGGGTCGTTCTCTCTCATAAAGCTGTTGTCTACAGATTCAATCTGATCTCTGGTTACTTTGGCGTAATACTCTTTACGCTGTTCAACAAAGTCTTCAGGCATCTTGCAGAGCAATAATCCAGCAACTTCAATGTTGTCCTTAAAACGACTGTTCGGATCAACAAGAAGCTTAAACTGCGGCTGCTCCTCGATTCGTACCGGCTCCCAGCCTTCCCGCATCTTCGCAGACACGTTACGGGCATCGGCCTGACCCAGGGAGGAAACACGAATCCAGCGATACGCGTAGCCAGCTTGTTTGTCAGGTTGCGGTAGCGTCTCAGGGCGCTGCCAATGTTTAGGCCGTTCTTGTTGTGAACGGGACTCAAGTTCGCGTGCAAGTCGATTTTCAGCCATTTTGATTCTCCAGTCGTTGTTTTTCCTTAGCGTACTGCTCAGGGGTTAGCCCGAACTTCTTAGCGAGATTTACCTCGCTCTTTGTCAGCACAATCTTTTTGGAGGATGTGCTACGAGACGCCGGTGCAACTACTGTGGCTGGCTTAGTCTCCGTGCGCTGAACAGGCTTGCCGCCCCCGTCAGTCGTTTCTTGTTCCCCAAAATACTCGGGGAACCTACGGCGCATCGTACTATCAATGCGCTGGTAATACTCGTCGCTTCTGGGATCTACCCCAGACTCAACCAATTTTTGGTGCAAACCCAGTGCCGCGCTGGTCATTTCTGAATCCGACCCAAACCACGAATTTCGCTCTTGCCACGAACTCGCCTTTGGATCAGGACGCGCAACAGGTGTTTGTTGTATTTCACTATTTACAGGAGTTTCTTCTTTTTGTAAAGGGGGCCGATATTCATTTATCCGCTGAACCCGATAGTTCGCCTCAGACAGCTTAGTCTGGGCTTCAATTATCTGGTCAGAATCCCCAGTTTCGTATGCTTCTTTATACTGCTTTTTAGCCATTTCTAGCTGTAACTGAGCAGCCGTTTTTGCGGTATCTATGAAGTTCTGTTGGCCTGAAGAAAGGCTTTCTTTAAGCTTTTTGTTCTCTTCATAGACTTTTCTAGCAAATTCCTCAGCAGCCTGACGCTCCCTAAAAGCAGACTCCTTGGCTCGGCGCTCGTCGTGCCAAACCTTTTTCATCTGTTTCAGGCGAGTCTTTACCTTTTCGGAGTACTCCTCAAGCTCATCCTGCTCAAGCTCTTGGACCAACTCTTGGGGCATAGGCTCCCGCTCTTTACCCGTTACCGGGTCTTTATCCTCTTCAGGAATATCGTCTTGGATTTCAAGCTCAATATCCTCAACTTCGTCCTGCTCAGGAATTTCCTTTCCATTTACTTCTGGCATTTTTACCTCCTCATGCGCGACTAATGCCTCGGGGGTCATCAACCACCCCTTCAACAGAGTCATCGTTAATAATGCGGAACTCGCGTCCGTGGATCTTTACTCGGGTGCCAGCATGTGGGCGCACCAGAACAAAATCCCCTTGTTTACACCATGGGCCACTTGGGAACCTAGCTGTATCTTTGTAGCAATCGGGGCCCATCTTGACCACAAACAGCACGGTCGTAAGAAGTTCCTCGTACTTTAATACTGCGTCGGCCTTAAGGATTCCACTTTCGTAGGTACCTTCAATCTCAGGGATTGCGCACAGGATTCTGTATCCCGACGGGTCCGGCACTTGTTTTGCCTTTTCTTCTGCGGTTTCAGGCAATACCGTTGCTTCGTTTGGATCGTCTGTAGACCCAATAAGGATTTCACTCATCAGCTTTTTCCAGCCTTTCTGCTAGTTCAATAATATGGTTATTAGCGATTAATAACCCCCTTACTATCCCACACGAATACTTATATTCGGAGTGGTCCTTCGCCTTGCCATCTCCCATGTCTTCAATAATCCGAAGACGATCCTGCTGGAGAAGCTTCGACAAATGCTCTAGTACATCTTTCATTTACTACCCTTTCTGGTTGTTGCGAAGCTGCAAAAGTTGTTTATCCATTTCGGCTTCGGTTCTTGCGTCAACTTCCATCGCCTTGATAATGGTCTTGACTTGTTCCTGCTTGAGTTTTTCGTCCTGGGCCATAGCCTTGGTCATAATGTTTGCCTGCGCTTGACGGTTTTGTGAGTCAATGCGTTCTTTCTCTAAGGTCAGTTGTGCAGCCCGAAGTTCTGCATCGGTCTGGTCTTTCTGAGCCTTACGTTGCTGCTCTGCTGCTTTAATCTGAAGCTCCTGCATTTGCATCTGAATAATCGGATCTTGTGCCTGTTGCTGAGCTTGTTGCTGTGCAGCTTGGATTTGATTTTGAGCCGTAACTTGTTGGGCTGCTTGAGCGACCAACCGGGAAACCGCCACTTCATAATCCTCTGGCATTTCCTCGTCGGGCTTGGGCAACGGAGCACCAAGTTTCTGCTCGACCATCTGGCGGTACTTAAACCCATAATGCTCGGCAATATGTGCTTGTAATGCTGAAAGCATTTGCTGGGCTGCTGGGTTTTGGCCAATCATTTGAGCTGTCATCGGATCATTCAAGAACGACATGTGCGTCATAATGTGCGCGTCTTGATCCTGATAAATAAACGCTTTTAAGGGTTTGCCCTTAAGAACATTCATATTCTCCGTAACTGGGTCTTTTGGCTTTTCGTCTTCCGGCAGGGGTACCAACTTATCAGCGTCCTTGATCCCCAGAACCTCCAGCATCTGGCGGTGCAGCACTGGCATGTTATAAATCAGCGGCGCTGTTTGGGCTAGCTGTAGTACTGCTTGATACTGGACCACCTTCTGCGACATAGTAGCCGCGTTAGGGTCGGATACCGGGATAACTTCGACGCTGTCGTAGTCGGATTGCTTAGCTCTTGGATGAGACGTGTCAGGCTCGTAGCTGTATTCGTCATCGGTGTAATCCCTAATAATATTCTTAAGGAGCTTAAACTCTTGCCGCATGGCATAGTGGATTCGAGCTTGAACCGCACTCATTACCTTGAGGGTTCTCTCAAGAATCGCCAGCGTTGTTCCAACGGGCGACTGGGCTGACATATCACTAACTTTGAGATCGGCTGCGCTAGCAAACCGGCGTCCTTCATCAACGATTGTTCCCAGCAAGCTGTACAACACCTGACTCGGCTCCTTGTACGGGAGCGTCATGATGTTGTCTTTGATCGTGCCGGAGGCTACGTCTACATCTCGGAACTCAGCCGGAGCGATTGGGGTGTCATCGCCTTTAACCCGTAGCCCCTTGGTTTTAAAGCCACCCGGTAAGTTGGATAGCGTGCCAGCATCCACAAGCTGACGAATAATGCTAGTACCAGACTTAGCGAAAGCACCAATAAGATGAATAAGGCCAAGGGCATAGAAACCAAAACCCGGAACGTATGGGTAATGTACGAAGTGATTGCGCTTTTGTTTTGTCGGATCATCTGGGTGCCAATTCCTTCTGATGGCTAGGATCGTCTGCGACTGCTTTTCAATAGTGACAATGTAAGGAAGTGCGATACCTGTCTCATTGCCATCCTTGTCCTTGTCTTCATACCCTTGGAGGTCCAAGTCAACCTGCATCTCCAGAATCTTGAACCGATTGTCTGAAGTGGCTCGGAATCCCATCTTCTCTGCGATCTTTTTCTCCACCTCGTCGAGAGTGTCATGGGGCTCACCTAAATCAACGTCTCTATAAAAGCCAGCAACCTGAAGCTTCCTCAAGTCGTTAGGCGTCTTACGCATCACATGCGTAACCCGCTCAGCGGTCTCTAAGTTACTTGCGCCGTAGGGCACAACCACATCTTCAGCTGGCACATAGATAGATACCTGCCGCTCAAGGCTGGGATCGTAGTACACCTTCTTAAACGCGTTACCAGCTAGCGCCAGACCCCAGAGCATCCGCTCATGCTCAGGCCGGTACTCGACCATCACCTCGGTCAACTGGTAATTCATGTCCTCTTTAACCCGAGCAGCAGCATCAATCTTCTCGGGAGTTTCTTTGCCGATGATCTGAGTCTTGACTGGACCTTGCGCCGGGAAGGTCTCCATGATTGTCTCTGCCTGGAACTTCACCACGGCTTCAGCTAACAGTGGGTGGTACACACCACATGCTCCGGGCCACGGCTCCGTGCGGTCCTCAAGCTTCAACCCAAGAAGGTCAAGGCCGTCAACGTATGTCTGCATCCAGTCTTTACGGGAGGAGATGTCCTCCTCGTATTCGCCAAGAAGATCAGTTGCCAAACCAACCAACTCATCCTCATCCATCTCTTCAGCGATGTTGGCGTTAAAGTCGCCCTCTTCTTCTCCGGGCTCGATCTCAATCTCCAAGCCGCCCATCTTAATGCTGACTTCTTCGGGATCTTCAATCTCAATCTCGATGACGGGCTCAGCCATTGCCGCCTCGTCCATCATTTCTTCAGTTAGACCAAGCGGTGCTTGGGAGAGTGATTTCTCAATTGCCATTTTTTATCCTTAGTAATACGCAGGCTGTCTGCGTCTAAATTGTCGCGGCTCATCCTCTTCGTCTAGCGAGGTTCTGATATAGCCACCTTTACGAAACCGGATTAACGCCAAAGACACCGAGTCCACATAGTCATCATGTTCTCCAGCGGGAAAACTTGCAACCTCGTCAATCACCTCTTCGGCCCACTGAGTAGAGGGTGCCCATACTTTACCAGAGGCAAATAAGTCTGAGACCGCATTTAGTCTTGAAATCTTGTCATTACCCCTTACCGGAGTAAACTCCTGCACGGGTATGCCCATCGCCCGTAACTCATATATTAGGGGGGCCCCCGAAGCCTTTTTCTCAATAATCACCGAGTCAGGCTCAAACTCTTCCATTTGCTCCAAAACTTTCTTTTTCAGAGCTGGAAACTCCATCCGGTCCCGGAAGGCATCTAACAAGATTATGTTTGTTTCTATTTTGCCCGTATCTGGGTCTTCCTGATGGAACACACCCCACGTCGTACAGGCTGAGTAGTCCGCTCGATTGTTTTTTTCGAACGCCGTATCCCAAGCTTGGAGAATAAAGTCGCAGTATGGTGGGTCTTCTTCCTCCCAGACCTGCCACCACTCCCGTTTTACAAGGGCACTAGCCTCAGAAACCGGATTCTGCTGGTACTGAGCCTGCCATTTTGCGTTAGGAAGCTCGTTTTTAAGGGCTTCCAACTCCGTTTGTGACCAAAACTCAGGCCATAAGGGGTTTCCCGTAGGTAAAATTGCAGGAAACTCAATGACCTCCCACCCTTCTCCGCCCCTTTGGGCCTCTGCTTTGAGGACTTGCCCGGTTAGATCACGTTTTGACCACCTCGTCATCACTATGACAATGGAGCCCCCCGGCTGGAGTCGCTGTCTTGGGCCTGATGTGTACCACTCGTACGTTTTGTCGTAAATGTCTGGGTTAATTTCAGCCAGAGCCGCTTCCTGCTCTGAGTGAGGGTCGTCAATAATGAGCAAGTCAGCGCCTTTACCAGTGACGGCGCCTCCCACACCAATAGCAAAGTAGTCTCCACCCGCGTTAGTCGCCCACCGCCCAGCAGCTTTAGAGTCCGCTTGTAGTCCAACTCCCGGAAATATTTTTGTATAGATTTCCTGATCGACAAGGTTACGCACCTTTCTGCCGAAGCCCACGGCTAGCTCGGCTGTGTGGGAAGTCTGGATAACTTTTTTGTGGGGAAACTTGCCCAGAAACCACGCTGGTAAAAGATAAGACGCAAACTCAGATTTTGTATGCCGTGGGGGCATGTTGATTATCAGCCGCTTGCACTCCCCGGAGGCCACCCGCTCGAAGGCCGCAGCCATCTTAGCGTGATGCCGTCCACTAATGAATGTGGGCCAGACCTGCTTGACGAATGCTAGGAACTTAGAGTGCGCAAGCTTTTTGACCTTTAGCTCTTGGAGCTTCTCCAACTCAGCAAGTAGTTTCTCCTGCTCTGGTAGGGAGAGTAACGGTAAGATACTAGGAATATCTTTTAGGGAGATATTCTCAAGTGCTTGGGCGGCTGTCGTCATCTTCGGTCGGATCACTCGACTCTAGTTTGTCTTCTAGCTCACTAGCCAAGGGTGGTAACTCCTCGTTAGCCACCCCCAACTGCTCATCTAAATCTGCTCCGATAGGAGTAACGTCAATAATTTCGGCATTAAGTAGCCGCTTTACGCGCTCTTTAATAGCAGCCTCAAGGTCTTCAGGATTCTTATAGTTGATCGTGATCTCTGAGCGCTCAGTAAATAGCCCGACATCACTGTGCTTGCCCAGCATCTCCAAGGCTTTTAACTCATAGCGCGGATCGCCACAGTTGGCGATCTCCATCAATTTATTAGTGATTGCAGCCCGCGCTTGCGCAGCATCAAATGCTATCTGCTGCCCATAGGTTCTAAGGAATGCAGCCGCAGCAAATGCCGTGTTTGGGTTTGTTAGGTTTTTAGTTTTACGTTCTTTTATTACCTGCTCAATTAGGTTTTTCTCTTTTTCCGCCGTGGCCTCATCGACCTCAAGTGGCGCACCTAATTGAACTTGAAGCTCTGCTGTGTTCCCAGCAACAGCTACTTCTTCTACAAAAGTAGAAGACGTTTCATCCTCAACGCTAAAAGGTATTGGATGGTCCTTCGTAGGTTCAATATCAACTATGGGCATGTCAGGGCTGCTTGTAAGCTCCTTGTTGCGCCGAGTGTAGTAGTAATAGTTTGAGTTTGTCAAGAAAGAGAGGGGGGGGGGTACTCACGATCTTTGCAGCCGGTGTAAGCATGTTCATTGACCGGACCTCGGGTGAGGAGACCGCTTTCCCCTAAAAATTATATATCCCCCCGGGGGAAGTAGGGGACCCAAAAATACAAGGGGGTACTAATGCAATTTAGTGTCCGCCAAAACGTACCTTAAAAATGAGGGGGGTGGGGGTATAAATTTGTAATACAAAGTGCTGGGGAAACGCCGACGAGTGTGATCGGATGTGCAAATTAGTAAGTAGAGGGGTACCTGGACATTGCCGCGCTATCAGGGGGTGGGGGGTAGGTGGGGTCTGGCGGGCACCTAACACTGTTAGCCCCCCCTCATTATTGTTTCCCAAAGGGTTGCTTTTGCGTACCACATTTTGGTATAATAGGGGCAAGCGAGACGAAAACAGTTCGCTTCCTGGTTAGGCGGGTTTACCTAACAGTGTTAGCAAAGGAAAACACACGATGGAAAACATCATCATTGACGGCTCCGAAGTTTCGATTGAATCCCTCCGCAAGGGTGTTGCGGAAGCGGTAAAGCGGGCATACGGCGCCGAGCGGAATTACGCCAAGGCACTCAATGCCATGTTCGCCTTCGACTGGTTCGAGTTCGAAGCGAGCGACACGAGCGACGACGCCAAACTGGTCAAAGTGGAAAAGACCCTGCTCTACGGGGAACTGAAAGCAGCAGACCACACGAACCCTTCAACAGTGTGGGCGAGGATTCGCAAGTATGGCAAAGAAGAGCGCCACGGCAAGGCAGAGGGCGCCGAGGGCGAGGGTGGCGAGGGCGAGGGCGAGGGTGCCGGTAACACCCCCCGCGATGCAATCACCCGTAATGTCGAGGAACTGTTGAACCTGTACAAGTTCAACAAGCGGCAAGAGGGTCTGCCCGCCAAAGTGATGGACGCGCAGAAGCACATTGCCACCGCGTTGATTGCCCTGGGTGTTGACCTGAGTATGGTCAAGTAACCCGAGCGGGGCGCAAGCCCCGCTTCTCTCCAGCCCCCCTAACAATGTTAGGCGGGTTTTTCTTTTGCCCGTCTGGTTCGCACCACGCGGGCTTTTTTGCGTCTGCTCTGACCGACCTAACAATGTTAGCCCGTGGCGACCCCCATGGGCTTTTGTGTTTCCAGACGCTAGAGGTTTAGAGGGGTGGTGATAGTGACCAGAGCAGTGTAAGGACTAGGTCTAACAGTGTTAGGTTCTTGACGCTCGACCTAAACTGGTTCCCAGTTTACCCCAAACTTTTCCGTTTGTCAAGCCTTTTTTGTGCCTATGTTTACTTGCGTGGTGATAGTGACCAGAGAGGTGTAAGGACAAAGGCTAACAGTGTTAGGTTTTTTGGCTTTGTTAGCGTGTAATGTTAGCGTGCTAACATTTGTAAGTTGTTGATTTAGTTCAACAAAGTCAGAATGTTATAATGTTAGCGTGATTTTAGAGTATGGGT